ACAACCAATAGTATTTGAACGTAAAGAACAAGACCCTGCTGCAATGTTACATTTGCCGATTGAATTAGAGTATAAAGCCTGATAACCAATTGCCGTGTTGTCTGCGCCGGATGTATTACAGTAAGAAGAGCAAGTGCCTATGCTTACGTTACAAGACCCAGTCGTATTGTTTCTTAAAGACTGATAACCCACAGAAATATTATTATTGCCAGTAGTATTACCATAAAGAGCTTGGCAACCAACGGCAACATTGCAGCTTCCTATCGTATTCAAGTTTAAAGCTAAACTTCCGATTCCGATATTACAACCTCCAGTTGTGTTAGCTTGCAGAGAGAAACGGCCAATTGCTATGTTCTCGTTCCCAGTGTTGCCGAGGAGAGAGCAAGCTCCTATACCTATATTAAAACATGTAGCGCCAGAGCTATTTAACATAGACTGTTTGCCTATAGCTATGTTTGAACAGCCTATGGTATTAGAACATAAAGCAGAGATACCAATGCCCACATTATCATCGCCTGTAGTATTACTTCGCAGAGCAGAATGGCCTATCCCGACATTGCAGTTTCCTATCGTATTAAGATTTAAAGAAAAAGGTCCAACAGCAACATTGTAAGTCCCAGCGGTATTATCGCCAAAACTACTTGCCCCAACTACCGTGTTTGTGCTTATGTCGCCGCCACCTCTGCCGACTCTAACATCATGTATCAGAGCATCGCCAGTTGTTTGAATATTAAAAGTAGGAGAATCGGTTCCAAAACCCACAAACCCAGAAGTAGAAACAACAAAATCATTACAACCTTTTCTTCCTCCAGATATAGAAGAGTCGGCAAAAATTTCTAAAACTTGATCCCCGCTATAATCAAACCGAGCTAACGAGCCAGTTGGGTCATCGTCGTTGACATGGATATTTGATTCTGGATAGTATTGATTTATTCCTATTTTGTCTCCAGAGATGATTACCTCGCTTGATATATTTAAATTGTCATCATCTGGATCGTAAACCGCCACGCCGCTTCTTTGGTCGCCGTCGAACAAGCCTGTGCTGAAGCCTGCGCCAGTGATAGCAAACAAAATGTCCTCAGAAGAAGCGTAAACAGGATCAGAAAATGTCCCCAAATCTCCGTCTTCGGTTATGGGTCTGATTTTGAATGTGTAGTTATTGTTGCTATAAACATCGTAAGAAAACCTCGGCTCATACTCGGTCAAAACAAAGCCGGATAAGTTAGTAGCGATAAGCGATCCCGTCAAACCTGTTATAGTTGTCAGATAGCCGCTGCTAGCAGGACCACTCGGACCACTCGGACCACTAGGACCAGAACTAGGATATTCATAAACATATGTGCCGCCGACCGCTTGGTTGGTGTAAACCCCAGTATGTATGCCTGAATCCCAGTATCCGCCGCTAGGATAAAAGACAAACTCGTCACCATCAAAACCTAGCCCTAAGTATACTTCAGAATAACTAGAATTACCGGCAGCAATAGCTACCTCCGTAACAGACCTTTGCCCTGTCGCGAAATTGGTAGGAAATAAGTCGTTTTGGTCTATGACTAGAGTATGGTCGGTCCATTGTAGCCCCGTGTTGTTGTATGAGCTAAAAACAGGATCAGAATTAGAACCGCTATAGTAATAATCCTGCCCATAAAAAGGGAAGCTTGAGGACGAAAGGGATCTTCCGTCTAATCGATATTGACCTGTCCCGTGCGTGATTTTTTGGACACCTTTTACAGAAGGGGCTTGCGTGAAAATAGATTCTCTTCTTTTTACGATACCGCTTTCTTCGACAGACACTTCGTATCTTGTCTCTCCTTTGTAAAAATCCCTGTTTATTGCTCCTACGAATTTTGTTTGCACCGCCCTGTTGACAGGGTCTCTCGTGACCGTGACTTTTCCTCTGAGGCCAGATGGTGTGACGTTATACCTCAAAGGGTCTATTGAGTAAGGGCGAACCGAAGAAGGAAAATAATAAGCATTTCCTGTTCCGTATTGGTCCTCCGCGACAACCGCGTAATAAAAACCAGAATCGAAGCTCAAAGGAGCTAAGGATTTATCAAAAGAGGCTCCTTCTCTGCCTTGTATTTGTTTTTCATAAGTCGTTTGGTAGGATGATTGCCCTGACCCTGTTATTTCTATATCAAACCCTGAGTAAATAGATGCAAAATATTTTATATTTTTAATCCCCGATATTTTAGAAAGGTATGGGTCTATAAAGACATTAGTATCGACATCTATATATCCTCCCGTTACATTCGGACGAGGAGAATTTAAAAAATAAATTCCAGTATCGGTTCTTCCGTAATAATCGTTAGAAACGACATTTAATCTGAACCTCCTAGGGTCGGGAGATTTCGTGTTGAAAAAGTCATTTGTTATTTCTTTTACGTCTAGCCTGTAATGTGTTTTTTTGTAACCACTGGCCAATGTTTTTATAAGCATACCTGTTTCGTCAGCCAACGAAATATCAAAGCCGCTAAAAAAAGACAAAGAAGGAATCTCGCTGTCTTGATAGATATAGCCGTCAGACGGATTAGTCAGGTCCCAAGATATAAAGGGAAGTTCTTTATAAAATTCACCACTAGCAACCGTAATAGCGTTGCTGACACCGCTGCCGCTCGAAAACAACCCTAAAGAAGCATTAAAAGGAAACGGCTCCTGATTAGGGTAACCGTTCTGCTCGTTTTCTATTTTGAACCCTGTGACTTGTAAGGCTGCGCCGTAATCGTCAGGGGTCTGAGTAATGAATCTATTGAAAGCCATTTTAAATATCTAAATCTTCTAATTTATAGTCTGTATCGTATCTGTATATCTCATAATTAGTATTTTTGAAAGATCTTCTGTCTCCCAAGAAAACCACGAACTCGGTATTGTCATAACCGTCTAACGCAAAACGAACCTTCTGACCATCTTTATACACCTCTACGACATAGCCTCCTGTATTTTCCGAGTTTAATATGTTTGGCCCTATCAACTCAGAAAAGTTGACTTTCATTTCCACATCGAAATCTGTTTTTTTAGACGTAAATCTCGAATCGTAATAATCGCTGGTCGCGATTTCTAATCCTTCGCTGGCTACTGACCCAGACAAAGCCGAGGGAAGGCTTGAGACGATAACTTTTTGAGGTTGGGAATCTTGATCTTCTGTGAGGTTTTTTTGGAGATCTATTGCTTCGAACTTGCTTTCGTTATAGAGCATGCAGGTCACCTGATATTCGTTCTGGGTAGATTCGATGACATTTAACACCCTATACTCTGTTTCAGAAATACCAAGGGAGGAGCTGTTATTTTGAGCGGACCATAAAAATCCCCTTTTCAAAGAATTAAAATCCTCATCCGTAGTTTCGGAGATAGTTATGACTTTATTATCCGTCACTGACGCGATGGTATATTGCTTTATCTGGGATTGTCTTTGTTTATCTAGCTCAGATTGAGGCAAAGCATCCAAGGAAAAACGAACCCTGCTCTTTGATTCCTTGTTTATCTCGGACATGGTTTTATTTTCCCTAGGCAACACTACAGTCAGGGTCTGACCTACTATGTTTTCTTTTATACCTTTGTCTAGTGTTATTTGTTTCGCGGCATAATTTAAATCGACAATTCTTCCTCCGTATCGTTTTGTAGACTTCAACTTATCTTGGATCTTAACGACATCTTGAGGCATCAAAATAGAGCCTTCTGTTCCCGTGGAAAACTGAACCAAATCTGTCTCCGTCTGTTCTGTGTATAAAGACCATTTTGCTATTCTTTTTGCTTGGGTTTTAGATGTAACACCTAAGGCGGCAACTTCTTTTAGTAAAAACCCGTATTCCCTCATGCCTGCGGAATCTTCTATATACGTAACTTTGGATTTAAAGTTGTCAGTTTTGTCGTTATACCTTACTAATACGGCAGTGCTTCTTGCTGTCTTGGCGCTGCTGCTATAAGAAAACAAACCATTTTTGACGTTTGCGTTGTTGAATAACATGATAGCGTCCTTCTTCTTATCATGAGATACAAACATACTATTATTAGCCCAATAGGTTATGCCTTTGAATATAGACGAAATAGTATTCATCGCTTCTAAAGCTTGCTGGAACCTGTCCATGTAAATATTGCACGAAAATCTGCTTTCTAATATGTCATAATTAGAAAAAGATTGCACAATGGCCTTTCCGCTTTTAGCTGTAGGAGATATAGCTAAGCCTACCGTGTAATCGGAGATATATTTCTCGTCTGAATCCTGAGAATTTATCCAATTAGATATGATCCAGTTTCTGGCCGACAACCCTTTTGGGTCTAATATATAGGACCTTTTTACAGAAGGGTATGTTTCAAAGATTTCGGTAGAAGGAGGTTCCGATAGAATGGTAAACGAAAAAGCGTTGGTAGTGTTATTGTAAACAGGCTTATATACTATTCTTTTATAGCCCGTATCAATGTCGGTGCCTGACCCGTTGCTTTCCGTGTTTAACTGATACAAACAAACAGTGGCTCCTTCTGGATACCTGTTCATATAAGACTCTTCCCCTAATAAAGATGAAGAATCGTCGAATGTTACTTTCGTGCCTTCGGAATCGATTGTAAAATCCAAAGGATCGACGAAACTAGATTCTCCAGTTGGGACTAACTCGTCGCAGTATTTTGCTATGGAATAGAGGTTCCATTTGTTGACATAAGACTTTTTGAAATCGTATTTTGCAAGACCATGCTTCTTATTAGTCATCAGATCGTATAAAATCCAAGCGGGATTATCTGTCCAATAAAGATCTTTTTTGAACTCACCGTTCCAGTCCCCTGAGTAAATCTTTGTTTCGGGATCGTAATTAGAAGGAACCTTGATCTTCGTTAGTTTCATATCATAAGTCCTTTTAGGTATCCGAGAGAATCCTCTGGCGTCCACGATGCTTCCTATGACGCACGAATTAGTATAGTTAATTTTTTCAGGCAAGATTTCCGAGATGCTTTTGACAACCAAAGATTTGTTATAGCTTCCCTTGCTTGTTGTATCTGAAATGACGACCTCTCCATCTACCCTGAAAACGGTTACTTTACGATCTATGCCTTCTATCGAAGGAGGAAGAGGAATAGTGAAGGTCCTAACGTATTCAGAGGTTGCTATCCCATCTATAGAGCAGTAGACATAAACAACAGATCCTCCGTCACCGAGGAGAGTTTCATCGCCATCGTATCCTACTTTTATGACGAAATTCACAGAGTTGGAAAGGGTATCTCCTTTGAAATTACCCGACATACTCAACGCCATATTCACATTGACAAGCAAAACGTTGTCGTTCGTGACTAAATGCGAAAACCTGACATTCTGAAATTTTTCGGCAGATTTCAAACTTTGAAGCATGCCATTGTTTTTGTATACAGGCACGGCATGGTTACCTTTGAACGAAGCCGCTCGCGAGTGGCTGTCAGCGAAGATACCTATGACTTTGCCATTTAAAGTAGTCCAGAGTTCACTGCCTAGCGAAGTATTAAAGTTGTCTCTATTAAGGCCGTAAAGAACAGCTCCCGCCTCGAAAGACTGATAAGAATTGGTAAAGCTTAAACTGTATTTTTCGAAACTCGACAACAAATCTTGGTCAAAGGTTCCAAGTCTTATGTCAGTGAAGACCCTGTTGTAGTTTAGGGATTCAGAATAAGTATTCTTTACAGGTATATCATTTAAATAAATACCTTTAAATAGATTTTCATTTTTAGAGGGATCATTGCTTATTCTAATTAGGTCTCCATTTTTATCGCAAACACCTTCTACCTCTCCTTCTCCTATTAGATCTACGGTTTGATAAAGAGACACCGATTCCAAGAGTTCGCCACCATCATGTAAATCGGCGCTAGCGCATATCAAAGATGTGCCTAGAAGGTCCCATATATTATTGTAAGATATATTATCATCCGAAAAAGAAAAGTAGTCGGAGTAAATATTTTCCCCTTTTTTTTGTTCGATCTTATCTGCATAAGACTTGAAAAAGTTTTTAGAATTAGATGTTAAGAAATCACTCATAGTATGTTAGGGATGTGCATTAGAAGCAGACCCTCCTTCGACATTGTCCAAAGAGTCAGAAGCTACGGTTTGGTTTTTGCGCATTATAGTGTTGTAAAAATCTTGATCTTCGAACAAAGACTTGTCGACATTCAAAGCGTTAACAGATACTATCTTGCCCGCTACCATCAATCTTCCGTATCCTATAGGAACAGGACCGCCTTGTTCAGCCACATTCTCTGGGGGACCGAATAAGAACGAAGTGGTATTTATTGCGTTAGGATCGTCAGGGGCCATAAGCTTGCTTATAAGAAGACTCAGTCCGAACGAAAACGCGGCGCTTATCAAGCCCGCTACGATAAACCCTGCCGCAGTGAAACCGGCAGAAGCTGTTCCTAGCGCCGCTATGTTGAGGGCAGAAACCGTAGCCAAACCGATAGCTCCCATTAAGATCGGCAAGATGGTTATTTTTTTATTCTTCACCCTTTCTTCTGCGAAGAAGTCTGGATCGGCAAGCTTATCGTCTATAAAGACAGAGAACATCCGTCTTTTATTTAGTGATATATATTTTTTTAATTTGCCAGTGTTGCACTCTATCGCATCAAAAACTTCCCCGAGAGTGAGGCAATTCAGTTTATGGTAATTGCCTACAATCTTGCCTAATCTTCCCTCTATGAAAATTTCTGTCATTACTATATATTACACTTTTAAATAGAAAAATAAATAATATCAGAAGATAGCGGGTCAAAAATAGAAAAACATTCATACTTAACAGAGTAGATTAGGCAAAGTAAATCAGAATTCAGAGAATACTCTGTATCCATAGGGCTAGGAATAGCTCCTCCTATAGCGTGAGAGTGCCAAAAAATAGAAACAACGCCCTCATCTCTTACTTTTTTGTAATCAACAGGGTTTATCTCGTAAATAAAAGCCTTAAATTCAGAAACATTCTCCAAATGATGCAGGCCATTTTCAGACACCAAACCACAAGATTCTTCTTTTGGGTTGTTTTTGCAAATTATTTTGATTTTTTTGAAGATGTCATCTAAATCTAAAGGCTTCGATAGACGGGAACCCACCATATGGTAAACCTTTTTTATATTCTCCATAAAACTTATATCTTTTTTTACAACCATCCAAAGTATGACTGCACTGGTCTTGCGACCAATACTCTTTTTTATATCTCGGATCACTATCCAAAGGCGCGTTTGCTATGCACACAAAAAACATATCCGGCTCATCAACCAAATCCTCATCTAGGTCAGACATTTCCAATTTCGCCAAGTTGAAGATCTTGCTTTTGACTCTGACCGAGTCTCCTACTATATAGTTACTTACTGTTTTGTCGTAGTCGCCTCTCCACACCATAGCTGTCAGGTTATAGCCGTTCTGCTCCCAAAACATCTTGTCGTTTTCATCTGCGACCGGCATTCCCAAGTCTCCTAGTTTGTCGGAGCCGGATACAAAAAAAGTAGAAGGCTGCGTCTTCGTTATGTTGTCGTTGTCTATCGTGGGCTCTGGGTCTAGGAAGTCTGATCTTTGCCCATACCTGCATCCTAGCCCTCTGTATTTCCAAGGGCAATAATTAGAAAGCATGACTCTAGTAGGAAGCTTCACATCTTCCATTTCTAAAGGAGAGGCTAATTCAAACTCTATATAGAACTTGTTTTCCTCTGTTTTACGGTTTATGATGAAAACTTCGTTTTCATACCTCGCATCAGGATCGGGGATAGCAAAAGGGTTAAAATTATTAGGGAAGTTGACAGAGTCTAAGAACTTCAAAAAAACCCTTTTTCGGATAAAAGTCTTGCCAACAAGGTCTTTGCGGCCTTTTAAGATATCGGTTATAAGTCCGTCTGGGTTAGCAAAGACCAGAATAGGCCTTGATAGCTGTCCATCACTGCGTTTTTCGAACCCAGAGGCATCGACCGGCAAAGGGAAAAAGGGCTTGCCGTCGAAAATAAGTGGGTCCGTAGAAATTACACCAGAATGAAATCTATACATTCCGTCTTGTTCGCCTAAGTCTACCTCGAAAAGTTCGATGATAGTATTGGGAAGTAAGTTTAGTAATTCTGAATTATGTTCTTGACTTGGCATATAAGTATACTAATTAGCTATTAAGAAAAATAAACCCAGCAAACCCGTTTCTATCTCTAAGCCTGTTTCTGTTGGCTTCGTCGTTAAGATCTGCGGTTGTAGAAGTTTTTATGTTTTTGTTTTTGCTGGAAAGACCGGCGTTGACGGCTTTTCGTTCGTTTTCATTTAGTTTTTTATTGAAAATTACGATATCCGAAATAGCAAACGACATACTCTTACTTCCCGAGACCTTCCCTAAAACAGGGTTACCGATGAAAGAAAAGAATTTGTTACGAATGATTGTATCGTATATTTTTTGTTCGTTATTGAACACTTTATAGCTCAGCACGTTGGGGGCTATTTCTGCGCCAGAAATATTATAAACGAAAGAGGAGTCGGGTCGTCTCAGACCCTTGTTGGCAAAGTGCTCGTCTTGAAAAGAGGACGAATAAGAATCTAATCCGGCGTTTTCTACTATTTTTCCTCTGTCGTCATACATATAAGAGTTAAACTGAGCGTTCTGTCCGCTTCCAGACCATTTGTGTAAGATAAAATTATCTTTTGTATGGTTTTTATCGTTACCAGGGAATTGGCTAGTTCCGCTGCTATGCGGGTCAAAAGGTAAAATATTATAAAAAATCTCAAAACTTTTCATCGCCGAAAACAAGCGAGGAGAAGATGTCCCCACTAAAAATTGAAAAGTAGCAGACATACTCGTTCCGCTCCATCTTACATAAGAATGTCCGTTGAAAAAAGAACTGGATGTTTGCCAAATAGGTTTCGTTGTTCCACCTAAAATATAAGCAGATAAACTGGCATGGTTGTTTTTAGGATACCACCTTTCAATTGTTTCGCCTCCGACACTGACAGTAGAAGAATTGTAAGTATCGTAAATGTTGTCGGTATCGTTTGCATCCCAATGAGCGACGAAGCCTCTTATGTCTTCTATGTTCGACTTTTTAGAGATAAAGAATAGGTTAGAACGAAAATTAGCTTTGCTATAATTAGCATTGGTAGTTCCGTCTATGGCGTATCCGGCCAACCCACCTTCGAACGAAGAGGTTTCCAAGGTGGCTCGCATAACAGGCGGAACATCTTGGTTTTCAACCTTTTTCCCTGCTTCCCCAAAGGCCCCTCCGTTTCCTCCTGCTCCCATCCTGTTTTGAAAGCTATTTTGCTGCCCTTTTCCGAATCCGACGAGACTGCCTTTTGTTCCGTCGTAAGTCTTGTCCCCAAACCCTTTTGCTTTTCCTCCTACTGAATAGAATCCTTGTCCTCCTCCTCCTACTCCTCCATACATATCGCCTTTAATATTGGCTGTGGGAACAGTGTCATACAGCGATCCAGGGCCTAATTGCGGGTGCTCAACCGAAAAGACGCCTCTCCTGTCGAATATCAACATCTCGTTATCGCCTTCGCCCTGAGTAAAATAAGTGGCACTTGACAAACCTTCTTGTTTAGAGTTGTAAAACCGCAAAACAGAACTAGAGTAAAAAGTGCTATCTCCTCCGCCGCCGCCTCCTCCTCCGCCATAAATATTAGAATCCAAATCCGCCCATATCTGGAACTCGGAAATATTAGAATCTGTTATTTTGATAGCCGCTGTTCCGTTTGATCCCGCGCTACCCACTGCAACTTCAGAGACATTAAAAGTAGGAGGAACAGTTATTGAACCCTCGATGGAAACGTTAGCGATATTTGTGTGGCCGCCGTCGCCTCCATCTCCGCCTCTGCCCGCTATGGTTGAATTCTGTTTTAATATAAGTAGTGTTTTTACTTCTCCGGCATCGGAATCTGTTATAATATCCCCTGTCTCTATCGCGGCTTTGGACGAATCATCAGAACCTACCACATACCCTTCGGGAATAATAAAATGAACACCTGTAAACGAATAATCTGCTTCAGCCGAAGCGAAATAAGTAGTATCTATACCTCTCAAAACAAGCTCAGCATCAAAACGATCCTTTAAATTGACATTTTTTTCGTTGTTGTCAAGGAATATCTCCATGGCTTTTCTTTCCCCCACGTCGCAATTTATCGTTCCGTCGGGGTCGCCACCAGCAGGTAACGTCAGAGAGCCTGAGACCAGACCTGTCAGCACATGAATGTCACTTATATCCTGACTGAAGCTGGACACAGGATAACCATAAACCCAATCGCTTTGGGATAGCAACAAAGAATCGTTGACAGAATCATAATGTTCCCCTCTCAACCTATAATAATAAGTAGTATTGAAAGAAAGGTCTGTACCTGTGTAAGCATCGTTTCCAATTAACCCTGTTGGGGTTCCATAGTAATAAGTATAAATAGTATTGTCGTCTACTTGCGTCGAAAACGAAGTGGAATCGAAAGACAACGATTGTAAGTTAGACCAATTTTCTGTTCCATCGCTAGAGTTTTGTAGTTGATATTTTTCAAAATAATAACCAGTAGACGGATTCTCCCATTTCATCTTTTGATAAGGAGAGCCAGATTTGTCATAAAAACCAGTTTCAACTAAAAACCCGCTCGGATGAGAAGGTTCGAACTCTTGGGTGTCGTTATAAATACCGGTGACAAAACCTGTTATGTTTAACCTCATCGTTCCTGAAGAGGGGGCTGAAGAATAAAAAGTCTCGTCGAGAGAGCCGTCTTGCTGGGAAGTGAAAGTTAAATCCACAGAAGTGATATAAGCCCCTGTTCCGGCGGGGCCGCTAACAGCCATTGGCCCAGAAGAGTCTTTAAGACCATAAAAGTCAAAACCTATAAGTTTAGAGAAACCAGCAGGAATAACGACCTGACTATCTTGCCCTGATATAAAATCGAAAGCATCATATTCGGTAGAGGCCAACTCTAAATCCATCAACACGGTCGAATTACCGCTATTAGTAAGGTAAAACCCAGTCCTGATAGCGAAACCAGTTTGCACGGCTATCTCCATGCCGGTAACGCCTATATAGGTATTGCCTTGCGCTCTATTTGTTACCGTAGAAGGTGTGCTCATAATGGTAAATAAGGATCAATAGTTATAAGGTTTAAAAACTCCACTTCATCTGTTAAATAATTTATAGGCTGTTCCAAAAATGAAACAGACACGGCGTTATTGTCTTTGAAAACAAGGCTATGCTCCCAAGACGGACAAACAAATACTTTTTGCTCATTATAAGGAGCGGGCGGCGTAAATAAAAATTGATCCTTTCCTCTGTGTTTTTCTAAAAAGTGAACTATAGCTTTCGCCTCTTTGTCTGTTCTTCCTATTAATGTAAAATTCAAACCCAAAAGACTTTTGTTTATGCCATCGTTTACTCTTATAAAAAAATCATTAGAAACTTGTTGTTTATAATAACGAGGCGATTCTCCAAACACTATTCCGTTGTTGACAGAAAAATAAAACAAATCTTTAGCCCATAAAGACGAAGCCCCAGCCGGACCATTATTAGAGGTGCTTGTCACTTCTGAGTCGCCAGTATTATAATACCAACCACTTGTGTATTTTCCATAATCAGATCCACTTGCAAAAATTATATCATGGCCCGAATACGCATCGCCGATTTCGAAAAAACCTTTGGTCTGATCGAACGGCACATAAAAATCCCTCCAATCTGTGGTAGATTCCGTTTCGTTGTAAAAAGAAAAAGATATGGTATTTACGTTTGGATAATCTAAAGAATTATCAAACTGCTCTACAAAAAATTCATGCTCCTTATCATAAGGTTCGAAAGGGGTCCAGTATACGCCGGTATATCCGCCACTAGGCTTATCCCCTTTGTTAAAAGAGTCTTCTAACAAATGTATAATAGCCTTAGCTTCTTTGTCGCTTCTTTTTTCTAATCCCAAATTAAAAGTTGCGCGTAAACTGTTTTCGCTTTTGCTTAAGTAATTGTAATAACCATCTCCGAATTGAATATCATAATATTCATTTTTAAATGAAACAGAAGTGGAGCCGTAAGAACTTTCTCCAAAAAACTTATTAGTCCAAGGGGAGTTTGTTGCAGACGGCAAGCTAGAGGTTGTTGATGTCGCCGCTACACCCGTATAATAATAGTGTCCCGAGTCGCTTTGTGAAGCAGGGTATTCCGTTCCGGCGGAAGTGTAGCCAGAAAAATAAGAGATATCAAAAGGCTTATAGCTATCGCCCACTTCAAACGGGTCGGGCGGAGTTATGTTTGTTATTCCTGAGTTAAGCATATTAAACAACCGCCTTCCCTGTTAAATACTCTTGCGACAAAGAGAGGCCCCCTTGCATAAACCCATTTGAAGACACCGATAATTCGTTGCTATGGATTTGGCCTGTGCAGCCGAATTCCGCTAAAGCAGAGTTGCCGTAAACATCGTAAACTTGGATTCTTAATGCAGCATTGTTGCCTGTTATTTTTAAAATATTGCCAAAATCTTCTCCCTGTATACCCATTTGGATTCTTACATTTTCCTTTGTGACTCTATAAGGTAACTCGTTACCGATTGTAACGACGGGATTCCTTTCCGCCGAAGCGGAATAAGAAAAAGAGACTTGGTTACTGATACCTATGTCATCTCCAGCCAGATAAGACCGCAAAGCATGGGAAATTTGGACATCTTCAGGATAGCTTGGCAGCAGTTTTCTTGCTGCGTCTTCGTCTCCTCTGTCATGCAGAGCGGTCAACTCTCCGTAGATGTCTATTTCCGAAGAAAAAACAATAGGCTGAAAAGGTTGAACCGAGAAACTCAAGGACTTGACATATCCACTTTGGAAAGTAACGCCGCCTAAACTTCCTTGCAAAGGTTCGCCTGTGTGTTCTATAGCGGTGATTGGGTTGAGAAAATCGTGAAAAGTTCCGGTGCAATAATGATCGAAAGATAGAGTTCCCCTAATAGGACCTTGTTGAGCATAACGAGAAACAGCGCCTGTAACATCTGTTATAGGCTCCAAAGAAACCTCTAAACCTAGCGTGGCAGAGTCAGCGAGTATAGTAGTTCCTTCTAACTCTAGCAAAGCGTTTTCGTATTTTATAAATTGAGTTGCCATTACGTAATTTGGAATTCAAAAACACTAGAAATTCTTAAAAACGCATCAGCACCTGCGCTGGTTCCTGCTGGCTCAATAAAGAAAGAAAGAAAATCGTCTTCTGAAAAACTAAGTCCTGAGTCAGAGGTAAAATCAGAAGCGTTAACAGTTAAAACAGTATCGGCTACCAACGAAGTATTCGCTATGGTCGCATATGTATAGCTAGTGACAGTGACATCTCCCGCAGACGGAGATAAGTCTACAGCGGAGGCTCCGGTATAAAATCCAAGTTTAACGCTTTCAGCAAAAGTAGCAGAAGGTGTCATTTTTAATTTTATTAGTTTCCCATCGTAAGGAGCCAAAGAATGGATTCCCAAAGAAAGTTTTGTTCCCATGGTTGCATGTTCGCTAAAAACTAACCTTTTAGCCCCTACCGCAACAGGATATACAGTAGAACTTCCAGACCCCAAGGTGGTAGCAGGAACATTAGGAGGGCCAAGTGGAGCAACATAAGTAACAATTTTACCGTCGTATAAGGTCACTATAGTATCAAAACATTGAACAAATCTTCCTGTGTTATGGCCGGTAGAGGCAGCCGGGGTATGGGTATTCACGCCCCCTCGCATATAAGTGTCTCCCGAAGTATTTATGTAAAACAGATTATTGGCAATCGTCGACGTATCAAATTTGGCGTTCGTATCTTTTAGATCCGCGTTTTTATAATGTATGCCAAAATAAGAAGCGCTGCTATAAAAATTTCCCGCCATCCAGTTTACATTAGCGGTGCTGTTCACGGTCCTAGAAAACGATAAAAGAAGGTTTGCAGGGTTTGTTTTGTCGCTTAATATCGATATCGCTCCTCCGGCGGTTGCGTTCGAGTTGATTCGGGCTGCTTGGTAAGAGGTGGAGGTGACTTGCAGTTTGAAAGAAGCGTCCGCTCCTCCTATATGCGTATTTCCATTCGTCGATATATTAACAGTCGTCGCTCCTGCTGTCGTGGCGTTTCCTAGAATTAAATTAGAAGGGCCGCCTACTATATAATAAGTAGTAGGTGTGCTGTTTTTGAATTCTAAGATAGAATTTGTTACAGAAGTGTTTTCTAGCCGAGCAACCATTCCCGAAGAAGCCCTCACGGTATGAAAAGTAACAGATGGGCTCGTTGTCCCTATCCCTACTAAACCCGCACCTGTGATCGTTAATCGGGCAGTTTCGTCTGTCGCCAAATACAAACTTCGGCTAGCAGAATTATGACCTAACCACCCAGCGGAACCGTCTAAGCTAAAAAACCCGACATAACCACTTCCATTAATCATCAAATGACCGTCTCCAGCGGAATCGGGAGTTTTATCGTCTCCCGCTCCTATTTGTGCTTGGCCATTAACATCTAGAGGAAAAGAAGGAGTGGTTGTTTGGACGCCCACCCGAGCCGAGTTGTCTATGGCTAAGGCATAGCTCCATGTTATGTTCGTGTCTATAGTCCCAGATGCGGTAACAGCAAAATACATTTCGCCACTGGAATTAAGCTGAATCACGGATGCGGCTCCAGTTTTTCTGTATTTGGTATTCGACCCGTTCCAATACGCGTTGTTATAAAAATCCAAACTAGAAGAAGTTAGATGCCCCGCAATAGCTCCTACCCCAAATTGAAAAACTCTATAATTAGAATCCCAAGATTCAACGTCTGTTGTGCCGACACCGATATTGCCGCCGTCTGCGATTATCAAACTTAAAGTGCCGCCATCGTCTTTCAAGCTGAGGCCGTTTACGTCTTTGGCCCAGATCGTGTCCCTTTTAAAAAGATTGTCGGTAGTAGCGTATTTGATCTCTGGGTTGGCGTTATCGGTAGAGTAGTCCCCTATAAAAACGGGGTCGTCGCCAGCCGGAGTCCCTATGCTTGAGTATGAAAATATTTTGCCCATTATTTTAAATAATTTTTAAATTCCAAATTGACAACCAACAATCCGTCTATTGATGTTTTGATACTTTCGGATATCAAGTTACCGGAAAGCGGCGCAAACTGATAAGCGGTCGCGTATTCCAAACCTTGCAAGATGTCGCCATTATGGTCTAATAAAAAGTCGTCGACTTCATCTTGTAAACCATCTGTCGCCCTGTTTGGGGTTCGGATATAACTGCTTATTCTTTTATATACACCACTTCTAGTATTATCAATCATATTAGCGGTATCAAAATCATCTATCTCTACCGTAAAACTGGTCGACATCTCTATCGGGGTTTGAGTTATAACTTGGGTCGGCGCATAATAATTTTGACTCGTTTTTTGTTTTAAATCATAGATAGGCGTCCTTGTTATATTAAACGACTGAGTAAGTTGAGTGATTCTGTTCGTAGAACTTTGGTCTACATCTAATATAATAGACCCTTGGTTTATGTATTCTAATATATGTAAAGGTGCCGCCCCAGAATAATCCAACTCTCCGTTTCTTATTCCGCTTCCTAACTGGCCGAAGATAGAAAAAGTGCATTGAACTGTCGGAACATCGTTTATGCTCGCCGAGACAGAATAATTTGTCAGGTATCCCGATGTGAAGCCTATTACTTGGCCATCGTTTTGTTCTAAGTCTGTCGCGTATATTATCGATCCATCTGCGCCGTGATCTCCCGTCATATCTAAAATAGGATCTTGGTATATCACATCGCGAGTGAACGACACTTCCCCTTGGATAGTATCAGCGAGAATAGGCTGCAAATGACCTATACCTAACGGATTGATAGGTTGGCGAGAAACACTATAATTCAAGTCAAGGTTTCTAACGCCGGAAATTCCGGTGCCGTTAATATAAAATAAATGTTCGTAACTTGGACTTGCGTTCTTAGACATTATCGCCTTCTTCCTGTATTGGCTAATACCCCGCCAACTCTTTGTTCTTTTTGTATAACAGTCATGACGGCAGATTCTAACCTTTTAGCGAGGCCTTTCGTTTCTTCCGCTGACTGACCCGAACCTTGGTTTGTAGATTGAGTGGCAGAAACAGAACTTTGTCCTTGGCCCATATTTATGTTGATTTTCACATTGTTATTGTTTGTCGCGAACCCTGATCCGCCTAACGCTGCGGAACTATCAGAAGAGATCGCGCCGCCGCTTTGTTTCGTTGGGATATAGCCGCCATTAAGACGATTCATATATCCAAGACCGTATTTTCTTACTGCCTGATTATTCATAACGTATTCTCCGCCAGCCATGAAGGTTGGCACAGAATCCGCGTTTCGGAAGCCAGAGGAAATGTAGCCGCCCGATTGGTTGCCGATTTTAAATGACCCTATAGGAGAGAATCCTTTTTTGTTTGGATTTGTATAATCCCCTGTCATAGAGTCTCTCGTAAAAGAAGGCGATGCTTTGCCAGCTCCAAAGCTTTTCATTCCCCCACTCACAGCTCCCATAAACATAGTAGAAATCAAAGCATTCATGAATTGCTTTTTTTTCATTTTGTCTTCTAATTCCGCCGCAAGAGCCTCTTCTGCCTTCGTTCTCGCTTCCGCTAGCTCAGGGTTATCTCCGCCAAGGAAAAGTCCGCTCATTCGGTTGCTCGTAGCGGGCTCGTTTAAAAAGGCACTGCCGCCAGATTTAAATCGAGGAGCCGCACCGAAATTGAACCGATCCAAAGCTCCCGCGCCGCCTGCCGCTTTGACGGCGTTTCTGTTGAGAACATATTCGCCATCTTCTAACAAAGCAGGATTGCGGTCTCCGCTTCTTCCTCCAGAAATATACATACCGTTTTGGGCTCGTATGACGCCGCCTTGTTGTTTAGTAGAGGCTCCGACAGAAGAATAAGAAGGTCCTCCTGTCGTTCCCGAATAAGCATGCTTAAAGCCAGTCGTTAATAACCCCACAGATTGGCGAGTAAAACCATTTCTAATTTCGGTCAAAAACCCTATCGCAGCGTTGCGAAGCGCATCGCCCAGACTCTCTGTTTTGTCCATCGCCGTATTTAGAGCGTTAACCATTCCGTCTTGGAAAGACAGCGGGATAGTCGTCCCTAATTCATGAGCAAAGGTCGCCGTGCTTCCTTCTATAGAAGCAAAACTATCATTCATTCCTCTTTTAAATGCGCCGGAACCAGTTCTTTCATAATATCTTTTGAGTTCTTCTGTTTTTTGGGCAAGGGCTTCGTTAACTTTTGTTAATTCGTTATTGGAGCCTGCGAGTTCTTTTCGGGATTTTCCTATAGCCTCCCTTTCTATGTGCGATGCTTGTTGCTCGATGGCGTCTAGGTTTTTTTTTCTCACTTTCTCTGAAAGATTTGGATTATCATAAATGATCGCCTTTTGGTTCGCAATCTTTCTTAAATTATCTTCCCTTTCTTCTTCTATTTTTAAGATAGCCAAATCTCTTTTTCTTATTATCTCCGATCTTTCCTCTTTAGC